ACTGCCATGTTGATGTCACTGTCTACAATGTGTATAAATTCAATGTCCAATAGGTATTCTCCTCTCAAACATAAACTCCTTTACCATTTCCTTTTCTAAAGCGTATGCTTCGACTTCCCATGGTTGATTATCATATTCTTCGTAGATGGGTATGCCGAACCAAGTAGAAGGACTTCTTCCTTCACCAGATACAAGTCTTCCGTCGATGTATTGTTTAACATGAACTAACTCGTGAAACAGGGTCGCTGTCATCTGTTCTATGCTGGTGTTCCTATTTATCTCTATAGAGTATTCCAACTCTTTCTTATCCATATCCATACAGAATCCAAAGTGTAATTCGGACTCTTGAGAGAGGTATTCTATATTGACGTAGGTGTTGTATGGCAGGTCCAAATAGTCCTGAGCAAAGGTCAGAGTTTCCTCTAACAATTTCTTTGACAATTTTCTTGGTTTTCTATACGTTGAGTATAACATTTCTCACTTTCGGGTTTTATAATTGTATAAATAGCAGTATGGGTGCGTGTTAATGTTTTTAATTAAACAAGAGGCAAGTGTGATCGTTTATAAACAACTCACAGAAGGAATAACTGGTGTAGCATCAAGTATGCAGGTGGGGTTCCTACCAGTCACGCAAACTATTTAAAAAAGACAGTCTTCGCAGATTGTCTTTTTTTTCGTCTATAAACCCTTGTCCTTGTAGTCCTTAATCGCAGACTTAATAGCATCTTCAGCTAACACACTACAATGTATCTTAACAGGTGGCAAAGCAAGCTCTTCGGCTAGTTGAGTGTTCTTAACTAAGTTCGCATCAGAGAGATTCATACCTTTGACCCATTCAGTAAGAAGACTGGAAGATGCAATAGCACTCCCACAGCCATAAGTCTTGAACTTCGCATCAGTAATAATATCATTCTCTACTTTAATCTGAAGTCGCATAACGTCTCCACATGCTGGTGCTCCTACCATGCCAGTACCTACAGTTGGGTCATTTGGATCCATTGTCCCGACATTTCTAGGGTTCTCATAATGATCTAATACTTGTTTACTGTATGCCATAAGGCACCTCTATTAAACGTAGAAAGATTCTCCGCAGCCACATTCGCCTGTAACGTTAGGGTTCACAAATTTGAAACCCGCATTCAGACCCTCTTTTACCCAGACCAACTCTGATCCAGCTAAATATGTCTTACTCTTTTCATCAATCACTAGTGTTACACCTCGATCATGTATAACAGTATCATGTCTATCCATATTGTACGAGTACTCTAGCACATAGGCTAAACCACTACAACCAACTGTACGAATTCCAACTCGAATGCCTTCGCAATCGGGTTTGGCTGCCAGTCGATCTAGTAATGGTTCATACGCAGACTCGCCTATGGTAATCATCGCACTAGAGTCAGCGCCATACCCATTTCCATACTTGTGTCACGGGTCTCTGCAAAGAACGATGGAGTATTACCATCAAATCCTGAGCCTTCGTTCAGAAGTTTAACCATCTGTGCCGCAAGTTCAGCAGTGCCAGTATAGTACACTGATAGACCACTAGGCTTCTCAAGTACACAATACTCGACAGGCTTATCTGTTACAGAATAACTCATTTACGCATCTCCTCTATTTGCTTTGCTAATCTATCTATATCTTCACGTAACTCATCGATCTGGGTAGCTACGTTTGGATATTTTCTTTTCCAAGCAATGCCTTCTTTATCGAGAATATCGATTCCGTATCTCTTAGTTGCCCAATCGGCAATAGAATCGAATTGATTATAGCACCAAACTCCTGCACGTGTGTCTTTAAACCACGCTGTTGATGCGGCACCTAATAGGGCGCCTGCTATATTACTAACCATCCACAACCACATATTATTCTCCTTATTTTAGTCCGCCAAAGTCTGGCTTACTTTTGGGTTTATTTTTACGATACGATAAGATGTTATCCTTATTCTCTCCTCGCTCTGCTTTCATCCTCTCTCCAAAAGCTCCCTTATCTGCAACAGGACCGTCATCAACTATGCCTTGTTGAGCAGACTCTTCGGCGTCATACAACTTCATCTTAGACCTGTCAACGCCAATGACAAATCGTTTCAGATAATTAGTATCACCCCATCGATTCTTTAACTGCTTGACCATCAACTGACCAAGACCTTCAAGTTCTTCTGTCGATATCAAACCAAACATAAAGTCAGCAGTTGCAGGTAGACCAAACGACTCAGACGTATCTTCGAGGTTCAAGTCTGAACTACTGTAACCCGTACGAGTTGTCTGTGTAGCACTCAGAATAGGCACATTAAACTCAACAGCAAGACCACGAAGTTCTTCAGCAATCGCTTTGATCAACGTATAAGAGTTGACATTACCACCAGCTTTCATTCTAGAACTAGTACATATATTTAGATAATCGATGTACACGATATCTGGAGTAAAGTTCTTTTTTAGCTTCAATTCGTTCAATAGGTGTCTAAAGTGTGAAGAACCAGCAGTAGCAGTCGGATACTCTTTAACGATCAACTTACCAGTAGTCTTAGCTTTGACTCGATTGATACGCTTCATGAATACATCTTTAGGCATATCTTGTAGACTGTCCATAGTAGCATTCATTAAGTTAGCATCGATACGTTCAGAGATTTTCTCTTCAGCCATTTCCATAGTGATATACAAAACATTCTTACCATCCATAAGATTGGCTGCCGCACAATGCGTCATGAACAATGTCTTACCAACACCAGTACCTGCTAGACAGATACTCAGAGACTTTCTAGATAAACCACCTTTAGTGATCTTGTTAAACAGATCGAGGTCAAACCCAATCTTATCTTCTTTACTATGATAGAACTCATATCTACTTTCGATATCTTCTAAGAAGTCGTGACCAATAGCCTGATCGAATGAGACACCAAGAGCCTTAGATAAAAGATCAGGAATTGACCCCTTATCCAAGTCTTGGTGTGCACCGTCTAATACGAGAATTGCTTCACGAACTGCATTGAAGACTGCCTTATCTTGGCAGAACTTCTCTGTCTTATCTACGATCCAGTCGATATCAGTCTTCTCATCATACTCTAAAGCATTGATGGTTTCTACGATGGTCTTATATTGATCATCGCTGATATTGTCTTTTTCTTCGATAGAAATACGCAGGGCTTCCCGAGTGGGAATCCCATTGTAATCAGAGATATACTTGACAATGGATTTGAATATCGTCTTGTCAGTGAAGTCACCGAAGTACTCCTCACTTAAAAACGGCACCACTCTCCGCATGTAATCTTCATTATGTAATAAACCCGCAAGGACGGTGTTCTCAATCATCTACTAAGACCTCCTCGATCTTAACATTAGTTTGGTCATCTAACATAGGACCATTAGCCATAGTGTAACTGTTCTTAATGTATGTGGCAAAGTCAGTCTTCTCAAACATCATTAGCCAGAACTCATTGTTATCATGTATCTCTTTAGCTCTCATCTTAGCAGGCATCAAGACTTCACCAGTAGCTGGATTAACAGCTTCGTACCAACCAACATTTGGCTTAACTAGATAACCACCAGCCTCTGCAACATCCATCAGCCCAGACCACTTAGAGATACCGCCTTCAAACGTAACAGTAACAGGGATCTTAGACTTCTCACGAACATAACGAGACTTCTCAATATTGATGATAAAGTGGTAGCCCTTAATCTCAGTGCCAACCTTCTCTTGCTGACGACCAATAATCCAAATAGAATCAGCAGAATAGTAAGCACCAGTACCGCCAGACACAACATCTTTAGGATACAAGCCAATCTCTTTGTACGTGTGATTTACTGCCACAAGTGGAATATCTTTCAAATTCAAATGTGGTGTGATCATACGGAACAAAGACTTCATCTGCTTTGCACGTGACATATCTGCAACAGACTTACCATCCATAGCGTCATCAACTTCTTTCTTAGAAGCAAGGTTACCAATAGAATCGATAACGATACAGACTTTATCGTCTTTGGTTATGCCCTCTAACTGCTTCATGATATCAAACTTTAATTCTTCGACATTCGTAATAGGTGTGTGGATAACTTGATCCATGTTTACACCAAACGATTCGAAGTAAGCTTGAGGTGTACCAAACTCAGAATCATAAAATAAGATTACAGCATCTTTATTCTTCTTCTGATATGCGGCTGCCATAAGCAACGCAAATGCAGATTTAAAATGCTTTGATGGACCTGCAAGCATAAGCAAGCCAGGTGTCAAACCACCGTCTACACGACCAGACAATGCTACGTTTACCATAGGCACAGGTGTCGGTGACATTTCTTTCTTACCATAGACTTTAGAATCCATGATAGATGCTGTTAATTTAACTGTCGAATTTCTCGCCAGCTTCTCCATTAATGATGACATAATTTACTCCTCTATTATATATTTTCGTCTGACTAGTATAACATCAATCGTTGTAGATGTCAAACAGTTTCTTTTCAAATTGTTCAATTTTATCTGTGCGGTTTGGCCAGAGGATGTACTCTTTCTCTGGGTTTGCCTTTAGATTATTAAGCAAAGGCACTATAGCATTGTAGAGATCATCTAGTCTCTTCTGCGTACCCTCTGCGTTAGATGCTACTGTAGTAGCTGTGGTTTTAAGTTCCTTTACCGACTGCAACTCGTCTTCGTCTACTGCCGTGAAACCAAAGTCAAAAATTTCATTTGTCATGAGAAAAAACCCTCCAATGAGTTTATGTATTCTAGTTCCCAGTTGATGGCATCTGATACCAACTTCAAGGGTTCTTTGAACGTCTTGTTAAATTGTGTTTCATAATCTACATATTGATGCAGTCCGAACTCTTCTGGTAGGAACTGTGCAAATGATATAACATTCTCCATAATTGGATTAGGCATTTTCATGTAACAGAACTTCACTTTAGTACCATTCTTGATCTCTTCAGTATTCAACTTCGCTTTCTTTAGTTGCTCATTATATAGTAATGCGCCACGAACATGAATTGGTGTGCCACTTTTATAAGTAATGTGCTTATCTTTCCACTTAGCAATGTCGCTCACGCCACGAGGAAACGAAACGTCTTCTGGTGGTAAAGTCTTAAACTCTTCAAAGAAATCTGCTACGAACTTCTGTAGTTCTGCTTCAGTAGAGTTCAACATCAACTTGTATGCCTTAACAAACTTGTCACGTACAACTTGAGGCGTAGAAGACTTAACAGCTTCGATGCCCATCACTTTAAGTTTTGGCTCTGCGTACTGCACACCTTCGTTATTATGAACGTTCAAGATGTAACGCTTCTTAGCCATCCATATGCCCTTATCAGCAATAGCCTCTCGTGCCATAACCATACGATTTTCAAAAGCATTCATTTGCGTGAACATTCTATCATAGGCTTTAGCTAGAATAGGAACGATCTTTTGCTCACAAGCTTGGTCGATAAACTTTACTGGATCTTTAGGATTAACAGCATTGACCAGAGGCTCCATGTTCACGTATAACGAATCAGTGTCCATAGCAATCACGTAGTCTTTATCATCAGATTTGAGAATACCATTCATCGCATCATTCATAGCTTGTTCAGCCCACTTAATAGCCAACTGACCAGACAGTGTAATACCCTCAGCAATACGCATATCAAAGTAACGGAAGTACTGATTGCCTAACGCACCATAAAGTGAGTTAAGTAAAATCTTAATAGCCATTTGCGTATTCTCAAGTCTATTTATCTCTCGACTGAGTTCTGGAGTCTTGTTCTTCTCATAATCTTGCATTAAAACAAGCATGCCACGTTTGACTTCTTTACGCTCATTATACAGACCAATAATGATTTCAGGTAATACACCACGCTTGTCGTTACGATACATAGAACCGTTGACTGCTACCGATACGTTTCTTTCACGTAATTCATCATCGATGCCATTCTTCATGTAATACTCGACACCGCTTGCCGTGAAATCACTAGGATCATTAAGCAAGGTTTCAGGTGACATATTGTACTGAACAATCAAGTTCGGATATAGAGAGTTAAGGTCAAATGATGTTACCCACTTGCTCATACCGACATGCGGATCTTTTACATAGCCACCAGGATATGACTCTTTGTGTTTACGTGCAGAAGGTGGTACAGCAATCTTTCGCTCATTCAAATATCGATAAATGATAGAGTCCCAGATAGAAGTCGTACCAAACGTCTCCATGTAGTTTACACCACCCTTGTACGCTACGATCAGTGCCAAGTCCATAAGACCTGTTTGCTTATCGATCTGATCTACAACCTGAACATCTCGTATGTTGTAGTCAATGAACTTTTGGTGATTGTGCTTGTATAAAGTGTGAAGGCTACCATACTCTGCATATGAAAGCTTCTTCTTACCCAACACGACCGAAGCAATGTGATCTAGTGTGTAAGATGCCTGTGAGCCATAAGAGTAGCCAAACTTAGTGAATAGATCATAGTAATCCATTTGCTGGACACCATACATCTCGTATGCATCTAAGTTCTTACCCTTGACGTTAATCTGACGGTGCTTCACAACACCAAATGGTGAGAACTTCTTGACTACATCATTACCTAGAATCTTCGTGGTTCGATTGATCATATAAGGTATGTCAAAGAAACGTAAGTTCCAACCAGTGATAATATCAGGACAGTTGTGTGACCAGAATGTTAAGAACTTCAACATAAGGTCATCTTCGCTAGTGCAATGGCGATACTGTATCATAGCGCCGTCTAGTTCTAGTTCAGACTTAGAAGCATCATACTCACCAAGACCCCACACATGAAATACATTATGTAGACTGCTCTTATAGGCAATAGATATGATTGGATAGTTAGCTACATCTGGCTCTGGGAAACCCTCATCAGACATAACCTCGATATCGATATTACCAACTTCGATCTTCTTTAGACTGTATGGTACGATACCGGGGAACTTCTCAGCGATAAACTGTGCAACGAAGTTGTTGTTGCCGTGTATTTTGAAATTATCAATACCTTCATACTTTTTAACAAACTCAGTCGCTTCGCTCATAGAGTCGATCTCTATAGGCTCAACATTAGTGCCGTCAAATGCTTTCCAACCACTGGTGGCTGGCTTGTTAGATTGTAGATACATAGTAGGCTTGAAGGGGATCTTGGTCTGAAACCGTTCACCATTATCATCATAACCACGATATAGAATCTTGTTGCCGTAGCGATTAACACAAGTGTAAAAACTCAATTTATTACCTCATTTTGTATGTTATAGTTTACATTGTACAGTATAAGAAACAAAAAGTCAAGTAAATTAGTCAGTACGTTCACCCGTCCCATAATCTACAACTACTGGAAAACGTGGTACACCATCAGGCGTTAAGCCAAAGTATCTCAGTGTTGCCCACGTAGGAGACACTTGAGAATCCCAAAGTGCTTTAAGGACGTCTTGTTTGCCTCTAACACCAGAACCACACGTCTCACCATTTGGCATACGTAGGATAAAACGCTTCGTATGTCCATGCCAGTTACCCTGTCCTTGCTCCATAGAAACGACTTCGTATTCTTCAGTGATAAACTCTTTACGCTTCAGTAATCCATTACTGCGTTTGTTCTCATACACGATGTCGTTACGCACCATCTGACCTTCATAACCATCAGTCATGTATTGTCCATACATGGCATCAAGCGATTCTTGATCTGGGCAGTAAGTAGTGGGAACTAGTTGAGTGCATCCCTCTGATTTGATAATTGCCTCTAGTACATGAGTACGTTGTGCGAAAAGAAGATTGGGAGTAACACTGCTAAACATATCGTACACATGATATTCTACCATCTTCTCTGCTTCAAGAATATCTTCAGGCGTAGACTTACTTTTACGAACAAGGCTAGTGATCTTATTGAAGTCCTCTTTCAAGTCATGGTTGTACAACTCTCCGTCTAGAACGATATCAGGACTATTCTCTACGATAGACCTAACTGATTCCCAGATGTGTGGACAGCTATTGATTGGTTTGCCTTGACGTGTCCATAGACCATTCTTATCAGCAAGACAGCGAATACCGTCTAACTTAGGCTGACTGAATCCCTCAGATTGATGACGCTTTGTGTAGTCGCCAGCAAGCATGGGCTTGAATCGTTCGTAGGAATCTACGTCTTCTATTTTTGGGAAGTACTCTTTCTCTGCCTTCTTGTCCCAATTCGCTTGGGCTTCTGATTCGGCTTGAGTACGTGATGTCGTGCCATTGATTTTGCCGACATTCTTAGGTTCGCTGATTTTCCATCCAGAGGTAACTAACTTACCTTCTTGCAATCCAGCTATTGATCTAGTTCCAAACAGGTCTTCAGTATAGGCAAATAAACCATATTCAACTAGCCCGACTTCTATAGTCAGTACTCGTATCTTACCTTTACTATCACGTTTGTAGAGGGTGGGTAGGCTTTGTACAGTTTGCATAATATAGTCTCTCACAATTAATCATTTGATGTATACATTATAGCACGGTTTAGTGCCATTGTCAAGTATTAAAACTGAAAAACGGTGGTCTAGATTAGTCCACCGCTGGTGTCATGGATCTTATGCTAGTGTTGATAGACAACTAGCTATTACAAAGGTAGACATTGCTAACAATGATAATTGAGATATCATGTCGCAGAATTCACCATCGCAACTCTTAATGAAAGAGATTGCCTTTTTCATAAGCTTTATTTGCTCCTTTACAAATATGTAATTAAAGAGTGAGATGTAAACTTTTGATCCACATCCCACCCTAATGTCACTACTATTCTTGAAGTAGTTCTTTTTTCCCAACATCAAGCTTCTGACCAATCTTAATCTTCTTGGGCTTCTGCTCCTCTGGGATGACGTTTTCTAACAAGATACGAAGCATACCATTCTCAAGTCCTGCATCTTTCACAATTACTGTTTCAGCAAGTGTGAATGTTCTCGTGAAAGCACGAGCGGCAATACCTTTGTGAATGTACTCTTTATCTTCAGAGTCCTCAACCTTACCTTCGACTGTTAGGATACCTTCTTTGACTTGAATGTCAAGAGATTCCTCAGTGAATCCAGCAACTGCCATTTCAACGATATACGTTGTATCACTTTCTCTCGTGATATTATATGGCGGATAGTTACTAGCACCTCTATCGTTGGGTGTTTGATGCATCGCTTGGATGCGTTCAAAGATTCTATCGAATCCTACGGTTGTGAATGGATCGTACTGTGTTTGCATATAAGTCATTATTGACCTCCTGTTAAGCAAGGGTTATTGTTATGTGTCCCCGAAG